AGTTGCGACAGTCTCCGAGAACTCGACATCTGAAACGATGTTCAGACTGCGAAATGCGTCTTCGATTTTAACTTGATCAGCGATAAAGTTCGGCACTGTGACAGCGCGGAAATCACGCAGTTGCGCCTGATTATCTACAATCTTCGAAGTGTTCGAATCCCAAGCAGCACCCAACGAATTCATCGCAGCGATAAATGGTGGAAGCGTAGCTGTTCTAACAGTATCGAGATCAGTCTTTAGATCTTTCGTCGCACGCGATTGACCTTGAATTTTGTCTGTGTAGAACTGCGCAACCTTGTCGGCACGCTCTTGTTCTTTCTTGAACTCTTCAGTCGCTTTCTTGGCTGCTTCCTTGTCGCTCTTCAAATTGCGAAGTTGGACGCCTTGATTTCTGATTGTGCCAGTGGTTGTCTTGACTTCCGCTTCAGTTTTCTTTTGCTCAGTGCCAAGATCCTCAACAGCGACAGTATTCGCCTTCGCGTCTGTAGTCGCGTCTTTTGTATCAGTCTGGAAGATCTTCAGAACCTTGTTGATGTCTTCGAATGCTCGCTTCAATGACGATAGCGGAGACAGCCACAACAAGACCTTCGCTGTCGCTGTGACTACATCGCCGATAACGTCGCCAATGAAACCTAGGAAATTCATCAATTGTGGATTGCCTTGGATGAAAGCGTCTGTGATGTTGTTAACCTGCTGGACGAACAATACGATCTCGTTCCACAGACCCGTGACGACATCCCAAACATCGTTCACGATTCCACGAAATGTTTCGGATTCCTGGTATGCGAGCACGAGCGATGCAACGACTCCAGCGATTGCACCAGCCCAAATCACGAATGTTGCGGACACACCAAGCGCCAGCAGCCCGCTGATCGCAAGCGCAATGGGTCCAAGGATCGCCAGCGTTGCACCAAACGCGAGAATCGCATCTTGCATTGGCTTGTCTAAGTTTGTGAACCAAGTCACAGCGCCTTCGAGCAAACCGATTCCTGCTTCCATCAACGGTTTGAACGCTTCGAGTTTCGGAATCAGAGCATCGCCGAACTTTATGGCAGCGTTCTCGACCGTTGTCTTGGTCTCGTTCATCATCTGCCGAAACCCACCCAACCCGGTCGTACTGCGCTCGAAGGCGATTCCGGCTGCCCCAGCGCTGTTTTCCATGTTGGTGAGCTTCGTGTCGTACTGATCCGACAGAGAGCCTGCAAGAGCGAGCATCAACGTTTGCGCTTCCGTGGACCCGACAAGCGCACCAAGGGGAATTTTCGACTTTTCAGCAGTCCCGACGATTGCGGAGATAGCGCCGCTGAAGCCGAGTCCAGCGACAGCAGCAGCACCCGACTCGTACCCCATTTCGGCGAACGCCGCTTGCAAATTTTTGGACGGGTTCATTAAGGCTGCGTATGTCGCTGCTAGTTTTGTCGAGACTTCCGCCGTTGATCCGACAGCGCCTGACGCGGTGCTGAATGTCGCGAACAGTTCCTCTTGCGAAACACCTAGCGCGTTCGCCAGGGGAACCACACGTCCGACACTTCCAGCCAGTTCCTCGAAGCTCGTTTTACCGTCCACCACGGTCTGAAACATCTTGTCGCTGACGGACCCTGCTTCAGACACGTCGAGGTTGTAGCCTTTGATGACAGCTTGAATAGCTGAGACAGCAGTCGATGTATCTGTCAGACCCGCACGCGCCGCTTCGTTTGCGATGCGAAGCAGATTCATCGATTGTTCGCTGTCTCCAAACGAACTGATGATTTCGTACATCGCGGCTGACAAAACCGTTGCGGATGTACCTGTTTCCGTGGACAAATCGAGAATCGCTTGCTTCAACTGAAGCACCCGTTCCTCGGGAATTTGCAACGTTCCGATGTTTGCCATCGCAACGTTAAACTCGTTTGCGAAATAGACAGCGGCACCACCAGCAGCGGTGATCGGAACTGTAAATGCGGTCGTTAACGTCGAACCAGCGGACGCAAGACTAGCAGACGCCGAAGACATTTTGTCCTCGACGCTCTGCCAGTCTTTCATGAATTGAGAGACGGATGCTCCGACCCGCACTGATAAGTGATTTACATCCGCCATGGTTTATTACTCCTGCTGTGATTTCAAGTTCGCGAACATTCGTTGCGCCTTCGTTACGACATCGATACCGTCATCTTTTTTCCTGTTCCGCATCGCTGGCATAAAATCTTTCGCCTTCAATGCGGCTGTCGATTTCTGCTTGTGCATGTTGTAAGTCAATGCACACAGCATCGATGCTGAATAGTTCGAAACGAAACAGTCTCGTTCGAATTTGTCCTCTGATTCCTCGATCAGTTTTTCGAATGTGCGGAAACTGATAATCATTGATTCTTCGATAGATAGCTGGAATCGACTCTTACAGATAGCTATCCAGTAATCGATGTCGAACCAGCATCCGCTAAAGGGTCACTTTTCAAAGCCTCATTGTTCGCTGATTGCGTCGCTTCATCCATCTTGTCGAGTGCTTGTTCGACCATCTCGGTTTGTTTGTCGAATGCTCGCTTCAATGCGTCGTGAAACTTGTCACCGACCACATGCTTCGCCAGAAATAGATGGATCTGTTCGATATCGTCGAGTGCTATATCCGCGATGAATTGCTCGAAGGTCACGTCTGCGTGGTTGCTCTTTATTCCTTCGTACAACACTTGGAGCAAAGTCGTTGCGAAATCAATGTTTTGTACTTGAGTGATTGCGTAACGAGGATTCACACCGAACTGCTGCTGATAAGCAAATGCTTCGAGAGCGCCGAAGTGGAATTGATAGGTGTTGTCGCCAACTGTGAATGGATGAGAGAGTGTTTTTTTAAGTTGCATACACATCTATTTATGAAAAGCAAAACACTCGACTGCGGGAACAGTCGAGTGTTTTGATAGCAGCAACTATGTCTGTCTATTGAGGTAACCAGACGATTGTATTTAGCTCTTACGCGAAGGTGTCTACTACGCGAATGTTGGCTTGCCACTGATTCGAATAGTGACGTTCGCCATCTGGACGCCATTGACGGTATATGGAACACCATACGATGTTACATATCCCGCAAACGACATTGTTTCCAGTGTTCCAGACGCGCCCGGAGTTTTGATCTTCCAGTTCTTTTTCGCACCTATTTCGACTAGACCACGCAACGCGGGTGCAGCAGAGTGCGGAACTTGAAATGAAATCTCGCCATAGTCGGGAACACCGACGGGCACGACTTCCACACCCTGACTCGAATGACTGGTAATCGTCTCGACTTCTCGATTCACTGTTGCTTCATCAAGATCGCCGATGTCGGCAATTGCGGCAAATACTTCACTTGGGGTAGCACCATCGCCAACCTCAAGGATAACGCCATGACTTTTCAAGGACATAATAATAGGACTCCTACAGAAAGAAATTTCTGATTGTATTTAGCATCTGGCAGAAGTCTGCTATTGTGTTAGCTTTCCTCGATAATCGAGCGAACGCGAATAACACCTTGCTGCGTGAAACCGTCAGGCTGCGTGTATACTTGACAAAACTCGACGTATGTTAAAACATGCGTAAATCCTGTCACCGTCAATGATGTTCTATCGAGAACTTTATCGACTTTCTCTAAAAGTTCCCGACACTGTTTCGAACCGTGGTATTGTGTCCACACCAGAATCGTTGTCGTTATTTCCCGCCCGCGTTTCGAATGGTTAGACCGTTCAATGGCTGTTGAATTATCTACTTTGATATATGGAAACGCTGTGTTCTGCGGAACATAATCGAACACGGGAATACCAGTCAGCGACACTGCTGTCGATAGTTTGGTGAAGATCGCTTTTTGTAGTTCTGCTAGCATATGTAATTACCCGATTGATAGATCTTTGACGATTTTCATCATTCCGTCTTCGAACTCGCGGCGATGTTTTTCGAGTGCGGGAACTAGAAACGGATGCGCTTCAGTCATTGTTCCCGACTTTGTTAAATGTCCGAACTCTAACAAGTGAGCATGCGGAGCGCCCGCGAATACACGACCAACTCGATACTTCTTGACGAGTTCTTTCTTTATCGAGTCTCGCAACATACCCGTATCCACGGGCGCAAGTGTCTTCGCTTCGAGCATCACCTTTTCAGCAATCGAGTCCACTAATGCAAGCACTCGCACAATAAATGCTGCTTTCATGTCCTTGATGGTTTGTCGAAGCTCTTCAACACCTTCGAGTTCGACTGTTATCTTTGGCTCGCTCATTACACAATCTCTTCTGCCAGAATCAACATCCAACGCGACCGTTCGTCGATGTTGATAACAGCGGACACTTTGAACAATCGTGACCCAAATACAATATCGTCTGTTGGTTTGACACTCACACCGAATCGCACAGTGATTTTGTGTGACACCTTCGCTTCGAGCTTCATACTCTCGAATGTTTCGCGTCCGCTGACAGGTTGAATACTCGCACGTGTAGATGTATCCACATGTGTGCGAGTGAATCCACCAGACCCGTCAGCGACGTTGGTATAGCGACGAATCGTAATTGCGTGGCGAAGATCAGCTAGTTTAGACATATCTGGTAATAGTTTGCTGTGCAATCAATGCTGCCAGTGAAAACGGCAATGGTTTCGCGCCCGCTGCTTTGTCTGTGTACACTTCCCTGTTCTCGTACAAATGAGCAACGAGAAACTTAATCGCGTGCTTGGTGACATCGGGAACTAGATTCGCAGTCGCAACACCAGCGACGAAGGTCACCTTCGTCAAAATCGTTTTCTCTGGTGGCGAATCACGAATAACAACAACAGCGGGAGACACTGACAGTCGAGAAAAGTAATCCGTGGCTGGTACTTCTGTACCGTCTTCGCTGATGAACACGACAGAAGAAATGCTCGTGATCTTGAACCGTGGAATGTTAATCACTTTTTGCGCATTGTTCAGCGTGTATGAATGCGTCGATTGCATCACGACACGACCCGTTTCTTTCTCGAAGAAGCTAGTCGCGACGTGAATCAACGACTCGATATAGGTATCGTCAGCAACAAATGCTGGCTCGATTACTAAGTGTTTCTTCGCTTCATCGGCGGTAATCGGAAGAACTGTTCTCGCTGTTAATAGTTCGATCATGCAGATATTTAGTAAAAAACAAAAGGCTGAAGTCGGTGAAGACTCCAGCCTTTGTATTGTTATTGATTGTCGCTTAGCCGACGGACATTACCAGCTTGCGGAACGCATCAGCGATCATGACCTGACCATCGATCCGTTTGTATGCGCGGAATCCGACTTGACCATTTGCCGCGAAGGTTTCATTCAAGCGCTTCATCTGGACGCCACCACGGTCTGCGATCTGATACTTGCTCAAGTCACCAAAACACGCGATGACTTTCGCGGATGTTGCAGCAGAGTCCATTGTTGGTGAAACGAAGACTGGCTTACCAAGCAAGCTGTCGGTCGAGCCAGCAGCAACACCGGGCGCGTAGAACACAAAGTTTCCGTCAGTTTCGCTCTTCAACTTCAACTTGCGAAGAACAAGTTGGATAGCATCGTTCATAATCCAGCAAGCATTCGCCCGGTATTTCTGCGGCAATGCGTGGTAGAAGTTCAAAATTCCGTCAGCAGTCAACGCAGTTACGTGACCATTATTGAAAGCTGTTGCTCCAGTCACCACACCCTGAACGGTTGTGGAACCAGCACCGATGCTGAATAGGTCAAGTTCTTTATCGGAGAATCCGTCAGCGAAACGGTTTGCAAGCACGCTGAAGATATCGAATCCAGTATCTTCCACGAACTCTTCAGCCAATTTGACCAAAGCGCTCATTTTGTACGCCTTCATGGTTTTTCCACTGATGCTTGGTTCGGTCTCTGCCAGTTCATCGGACTCGCCTTCGACCGTGACGGTAATGTCACCGACAACGGGAATCGTGGAAGTACTCGTGGTCTTGATTACAGACGCACGCTGACGGAAGAAGTTCAATTCAGCAAGCGCAGTTTCGATCTTTTCGACGATGCTCTGCGGAACCATTGCAGCGTCGTCCGCTGTGTTCAAAGCGCGTTCCATGCGCCCGGTGCGCAAATAGCGCTCGAAGGCAGACTTTTCGGTATCATTACCACGAAGGTTGACTTCGTTCGCGACTTCGCGAACACCTTCAGCTAGCTTGTCAATTCGTTCGATTCTTTCGATTTCTGCCATCAGCGACTTTTCGTCGTTGAACATGCGGTCGATAGTCTCGTTCTCTTCATTACTCAAAGAACGCTTTTCAGCAGCCGCTTTTCCCGCGATCTGTTTCGCGTCTTCAATCATCTTTGCGCGTAGTTGGCGCAGTTCGATGTTTCTCATTTTACTAAACCTCGTTTGTTTTGTAGTCGATCTCAAGTACTTGAAGCACTCGCAATAGATCATCAGGCGACATTCCTTCAACCGGCTTTTCTATTGGCGACTGAGTGTCAGCGGCTGCTGGTGTATCAGTTGCTTGCGTCTTGATTGACTCGACTATATTTAGTAGCTTGTCGATTTCCGCTTGTTCGGTATCGTTGGCGATACTTCCACGCTCGATAACTGCTGCAACTGTATCGAGTGACACTTGCTCAACAGCAGCAAGCGAACGCACGAACGCGAATGTCTCCGCGTATGCGGGAACTGGTACTAGACTGATATCGTCGATCCACACTTTATGAAGCACATGAAGACGCGGCTGGTTTCGACGCTGAATCCATTCGTCTTTAATCACGTAAAAAGCGAACGACATTTGTGTGATGTCGCCACGTTTGACAGACTCCAGCGTCTCGTTGCCAAGTGGCGTGTCTGGCATGTCAATCGCGAACTTCAGACCGCGTTCGTCTTGCTCGATTCGCAAAGTGTTGTTCTCGCGTCCAGCCACAAAGCGCCCGAGAACGAAGTTCTCGTTGTGATTGCGCAATGCGAGAATATCTTTCGATCTTTCCAAATCGAAAGCGCCCGGTTTGATAACCTCGGTGAACTTATTGTTGATCAATCCAGATTCGACATTGAACAAAGCAGCATATCCGACGAGCGTTCTACCATCCGCCGATATTGTGGATTCTAAGGATCTTATTTCTTTTTTCATTACGCGACTCCGATGCTACATTTGCATCCTTTATGCAATGGTGGGTGATACACACTTTTCTTTATTTCAAGCTCGCCTAAAATCGTTCGACCTTTCGGAACATACGATCTAGACTGAAGATCCATTTCACTTTTGTGAAGCGTCTGACAGAACTTACAAGCACCTGGATTTGTTCGCCAAGTGATCTGACTTGGTGTGTAGCCAGCAACTACATACGAATCGACTGAGTACTTTCCATTCGCTGCGACAGCGATGTCGGATGCGTCACCGTCCAACAAATCGAATTCAGCGTCGAAGGCTTCACTGATTTTCGAAATCAAATCCTCTGGTTTCTCGACAACCACAGCAGCGACTTTGGTTAGTCGCTCTTCAGTCACTCGAATAGACAGTTCCTTACTGAATTCGTCGAGCCACGCATCGTTGTTAATATCTACCACCTGATTCAGTTCCCGTGCGATGTCTTCTGCGACACCTTTCACCAGTCCGCGAAGCGATGGCGTCAACTGTTTCTGTGTGAAGTCGCGATGATCCGTCTTGTAGAAGTCGATCAATTCGCGAAGTTGGTCTTCGCTCTGCGAGTGTCGATTGAGCAACTTCACCACGTCGATCTTTTCGCGACGCAGGATGCGCCCGAGAGCGTCAGCAATCGGCGATGCGGCTGTCGTGCTGATCGCCTGACGGAGTTCACCTTGCGCCCGCTGAACCGCTTGGATGCGTGGAACCGCTGGTGCTGGCGACAGCGAGCGAACACCTATGTCTGTTTCCGAATCGTCAGCGCTGGTGTTCAACGGGAATCGAAGTTTGTCGCCACCTGCGAGAGCGTTCAGATTCTCGCGTTCGCGGATTTCGTTCGCTGTCATCCAGCCTGACTGGATCGCAGCGGAGTAATACTTCTGTCTCGCATCCAAATCGACACGCTTCATTGAGTCGATTAGAAATTCAAGGAAGAAATCCTTGCGCTCGAATGGTGTGAACAGTTGCGTATTGATTGCTTGCTCGATATTCACGAATCGCGGACGCAAGCTCTGCAAGAAGTTCAGACCTTCTTGCTCGATATTGCTGAAGGTCGAGCGAGACAAGTCACCGACCATATGCGAAGGGACACGAAACGCGGCTGCAATCGTTGTGCGCTGGAAGTTCTGTATCGAACTGATGTCCGCTTCTTTCAGATTCAACGAAGGCAATGGTTTGTACTCGATACCGAATGGCTCGACGAATAAGCGCCCGGTCTTTTTTGAACCACGGTGCATTTGTTCGATTTGTTCTCGGATGAATGCTTTGTCTTCTTCATCCACCTTTTCGGATGGACGCAGCGTTCCGCCCGGAAACATTCCGTTCCGGAAGAACTCGTGCGTGAAGGTTGCAGTCTCGTTGCTCGATTGAATAACGCGACGCATTTGCTCAAGCGGACTAATACCGTTGATTCCGTTATCTGTGTATTCCAGCACGTGTAGAACATGCGTGTCAGGATAGATCACGTCACGCGACTGAACAAACCACTTGCGACCGTCATGCACAACTGCTTTCAATGCGCCCGATGGAAATGGTCGGATGCTTGTTACATCGCCCATTTCATTGCGATCAACGAAGGCGAAGAACTCGCCATGCGTGAGCAAGTTGTGTGTCAGCGTGTAGAAGAATTGATATGCGGTCTGGTAACCATTCGGTTTGCTGTGAAGGATGTCGTACAACGGATGATCCTTCGCCCGTTGCTTTCCTGAGTCCAGCCGCTCGTAGACAATAGCGGAATTACTCGCGACAGTCTCACACAAGATGCGGATGCAACTAAAGACAGTCTCATTTCGCGAAAGTGAATCGTCGTTCCAATTGACGATGTTGGATTCAGTTTCGATTAGCGTGTTGCTCGATTTCATCGATTTACTGATCCAATTGCGGACTGTTTTAAGTAGTTGCATATAACAGTATTTAGAAAATCATAAAGTCGCGAACTGATGACTTCTTGCGGCTGGTACTCTTCACCGACTGTTGTATGCGAGCCCGATTCGCTTTATCGTGCGCCATGATTGCCGCGATTGCTAAGTCGATTCGTTGCTTACTCAGTCGCTTCGATGGTCGGATGCGATCTGTTGAAGTCTCGCGAGTGATTGCTAGATTCTCGATACACCAGTTCAAGACTTTGTTGTCGAAGTGGCGTATTCGGTCTGTGAGGATTGCAGACTCGAAATCAGTTGTCGCTGTGTGCATCCAAGAATAGTCTTGTTTGAACTTCGAGACTGGGAACTTTCTTTCATTCAATTCGAGCATTAGCTGTGAAGCGAGAGCGATATCGAAAGCGATGTCCTTTATTTTGAAGTCTTTCGCGAGAATGTCAATGTAGTCACGAAGAACTCGTTGGTCAACAATAGGACCCGGTGTCGCTATCAAGTGACCACTTTCGACCCACTGGCTATATGGTTGTTGATCTCGCTGTTCATGTTCTAGGAGATACGCCGCTGGTGTAAAGCCATATGGTATTAGATAAAAGAGATCGTCCTTCACCACACAACCGACGATTGCTGTTAAGTCTTTCGTCGCTGATAGGTCGATACCGACATACATGTCGAGCCCGTGAAGATCCTCGATTGTGATCTCTGTTTCCTTTAGTTTCAACCACTTGTTAATCGCGATGAATGATGTTTCAGCAGTGGTCCACAGATTCAGATAGAGTCTTTTGAACGCATTCTGTTTCTCGGGTCTGTCTTTTGCTTCTTGGCACAGTTGTTCGAATGTATCGAGAGCAATATGTTTTCCCAATGCTGGATTTACTTTGTGCCAGACTTTCGGGTCTGTCCAATCGTCTGATGGATCTGCTTCGCGAATAAAAGCGAAGTATGAATCGTTCTCCTTTTTGCCAGCGAGTATATCTCTCGCGTATTGCAATTCTCGGAACCAGATAGTGTTTGTATCAGTTCCCGCTGTGCTGATCATGAACAATAGAGGCTGCTGTCTAGCATGTTGGCTGGTGGTGAGAGCGTCGAAGGCTTCTTGCGCCCGTGCTTTTACCCAACCATGCAATTCGTCAAGAATGATTGCGCTTGGATTGAAACCATGCAGTTTCAATCCTTCACTCGACACGATCATCAATCGCCCGTTGTTCGACGGTGATAGCAGTTCGTTTTGCTTTTCGATGATTCGTCTTGAAAGCCACGGTGATGCTTGAATGTAGTCCTTCGCCATTTGCAGAGCGATGTTTGCCTGATCTTTATCGACCGCTGCAAGAATGATGAGCGGTCGTGGTTCTTCGTCTACCAACAGAAGGAATAGGCAAAGCAGAATAACGAAGGTCGTTTTACCTTGCTTTCGTGGCAGAGCCAAAGCACAGCGTTTGAAGCGACGCAGACCATTCGCTTTCTTGCATCCGAGAACTTCGCGAAGGATGTCCCACTGATATTCGTCGAGTTCGAATCCAAGATCACCCGCCTTTTCTGTGTCGATATATCGAATCTTTTGCAAGAAATTGGCGAAGCGAATCAGCGGCTGTTCATCGAAGGTGTATTGATTCTTTACTTTTCCTTTCTTCGCCATGGTGTTGCTGTCGTTTTGGTATTGTCGAGCGAGTCATCCTCATGCTCTTCAGTCACATGTGCAATGACAGATCGAGAGCGCGGAGACAAACCTAGTTGTATACAGATCTTGTGTATCGTTGCCTGACAGTCTTTAATAATGTTGAGCAACGGATTCTTGACTATCGTTCGTTGACCATCTACCACGAGCTCTTCTTTAGTGAGAGCCACAGACGCGCGACGTTTCAGATCGAGGTTGAGCACTAGATCTTCGAGTAACAGTCGATCAACATTCTTGAGTAGGTTGCCTTCGTCTAGTAGATAGTAGACTTCGCCCCATACCTCCGATTGCTCTGGAGTGAAATAGTCGGGAATACTAGCTTCCAACTTTGGCAGTTCATCGGTGCGGACACGGGCTTGTGGTCCTGGCTTGACTTTCATATACAGATATTTAGCTTTTTGCTTATTGACAGATCCTTTGAAGGATTATCAATAAGAGTTTTCGGTGACTAGTACTAAAATGGTAAGGACCCTAAATCCTGTCAGATAGACATACGAGTC